TATCCAACAACAAAGAATTGAAAAAGCGGTTGGTGCTGAATTACAGAAAACACCTGAAGTTATTATTCATACAGGTATCTTTGATAACATTGATAGATTGTATGGTAAGAAGCCTGGTGAGGTTGCTGCACCACCTGCTGAAGGTGGAGATATGGGAGCACCACCAAGCGATATGGGTAGTTTAGGTGGATTAGGTGGAGGAGGTGGAGATATGGGAGCACCACCAGAAGCTCCCGAGGCACCTGAAGCACCTGCAGGAGGTGAAATCACACCTGAAAGTAGAATGAATGATTTGAATTTAATTTTGGAAGATGATTTAATTAGTGGTAGAGATGAAATTGATTTATCAAAAGGTAGAACATCAATTAATGAAATTGAAACCAAACTAAATGAATTATTAAATAGTTAAGATATTTATTGATATGAGAAATTTTGGATTATTAAAAAGTATTGTTGAAAATGCTTTGGTTAAAACATACAAAACCGAAGATTTTAAACAAATTATAAAAGAATTTAGAGATTTTATTAAGGACAACAAATTTGTTGGTGAACTGTATGTTGAATATGGTTCCTTAATGAAAACTAAAGGATTAAACGAAGAGGTTGCAAAAGAATTTTTGGGACTTTCTGTTGATTTTATTAAATCAACAATTAACAATAACAAACGTGAATTTGAACAATTTGATGCTTGGGTTGAAACATTGGGTGAAAATGTTGAAAACCAATATGAGTTATTAGATAATATGGTATTTGCCAAAACGGCTGATGATTTTACTAAATTGGTTGAATCAAGAAAACAAATGTGGAAGTTGATGTCTGATGCGAAAGAAGAATCAACATTAACTGAATCAATTAACATCCCATTGGAGTCTATGTTTGGGGTTGCTGCTGACACATTCGCAAAAGAATATTCACAATTAAGTGAATCAGAATTATTTGAATTAAAATCAATTTTAAGAATGTCCCAAGATGAATTAAATGAGGGAATTGAAAGATTGAAAACTGAAGTTCTTGGAAAACTTTCAATAGTTAACGAAAGTGATGAAGATACAAACAAGAAACTTAATGAAACAAAACAAAGAATTGAATCAACACCAATTGATTCCATCTCGTACTACAAACTGAAAAAATTGTCAGAAGGACTTTAAAATAAAAACCCCTCTTTTGAGGGGTTTTTTGTTATTCAGCCTTTTTGTCTGAACCTTTTGAGAAAATCTTCTCAACAACTGTAAGACCCAATCCACCACCAGCAATTAAACAAAGAGCATCAAACATGTACTCGGGTGTTGCACCGTCTTTAGAAGTAAATGTTGCAACATAAGTTAAGATAATTACGTTTAATAAAGTGAATAAAGATGCGAATCTTTTTGATGAAACGTCAGAACCGTTTCCTAGTAAATTCATAATAAAGTTTTTCATATTCTTGGTATTTTGTTACCAATAAATATTAGTCAATGTTACTTTGGGCGATTTGTTGTTTGTACTTAGCCTTTTTTATTTGTTCTCTTTTAAGAGTTGATTTTTTCAAATACTCTTGTTTAGCACGAAGATGTTCAATTTGTTTTGTTTTGATAACTTTGTGTTTGTAACGTTTTAAAGCTTTTTCTAAACTTTCACCTTTTCCTATTATTATTTTTAGCATACAAAAAATGTGTGTTATTGATATAAATATACAAATAAATTTAAATTTGTTAATAAGTATTTTTTTATTATATTTTCACTACAACAAATAAACATTTCACAAATGAAAAAGAATGAAAAAAGGAAAAACATCAAAATTGGAATTATTCCAAGATGCTAAGTGTTATTACGGTAGTGTGGACGCGACAGAATTAAAATCAATTTATTTAGTATTACAAACATGGGTTAAACCAACACAAGAAAAAGATAATTGGGATAGAGTGGTTGGAACAATATCTCGTAACATAAAACATAAAGTTTTAGAAATTTATAATAAATCAATATTCAAAGAACATTGTATTGTTGATTTAGATTTAAGGACAAGTGGAATTAAAATTGACAAAGCAAGTTTTTTAAATCTTGAAATAACATTTTTTACCAAAGAAAATCTTGAATTCAAATCAGACGAATTATCAAATGAACTTAACCATATATTAAAAGAAGTTCACGACAATGTATTAAAGAAATCAAAATATTTTACCATCCAATATGCCAAAAGTAAGTTAAAAAGTAAAAACTTTGAGATATTCTAATATTTATCTATAAATATTTTAATATGAAGATACTTAAACCGAATGAAATAGGTAAAGGAATATTGATAGAATATGATGCAGGTCATATATCTATGAAAAATGCCGTAGATAATGATTTTGTTAATGAACAAAAATCACAATTAGACCACTCTAAACCATTTGTATTTTACGCAACATTACAAAAGTATGGTACACCAAATAGAAATGGTCGTGTATATCCTGAAAATATATTAAAAAGAGAAGCTGAAAAATATAAACAAACAATATCTAAAGGTTTGGCAACATCTGAACTTAACCACCCTGAATCATCTTTGATTGATTTGGACAGAGTATCACACATTATTGATGATATATGGTGGGAGGACAATGTTCTTATAGGTAAACTAAGATTGTTGACAACACCAGGTTTTCATGAAAGAGGTATTGTATCATCTAAGGGTGATGTTGCGGCGAACTTAATGAGACAAGGTGTTACAATGGGGGTTTCTTCACGTGGTGTTGGTTCTTTAGCTAAAAAAGGTGAACATAATGAAGTTCAAAATGATTATGAAATGATTTGTTTTGACTTAGTTATGAATCCGTCTACACCAGGAGCATATCTATTTGTTAATAAAGATGACCGTCACAAATACGATGAAAATCTTGAAGAAGAAAAAAAATCAAAAGAAAATGGAAGAATTGATGGTGGTATTAGTAAATCGCTTGACTTAATGGGAAAATTAAACGATTTTTTGGGATATAGATAAAATTATTATTATGGACGAAAAATATTTTGTAGCAAAAATTCAGTATGACCTGATTGATGAAAACTCAGGAAAAATCAAAAAAGTTAGAGAAGAGAAATTAGTTAAAGGTTACAGCGTAACAGACGTTGAAGCGAAAGTAACTGAGAAATTTAAAGCGTTTCAACACGATTGGCGAATAACGGCAGTCAGTGAAAGTAAAATTGACGAAGTTTTTGAGTAAGTTAAAACCCGAGAAATCGGGTTTTTTTTATTTTATTATGTCACCATTTATGATTTTTTTGATTAAGGGCATATTTATAGTGTAAATAAAAAATATTTTATTATACAAAAAATGAGCGAAAAAAAATCATTAGTTGAGGAAGCGTTGTTACAAATGAAAAATTTGGAACACGTTGTCACTGAAAACGCAAAAGGAATACTTGCTTCTACAATGAAGGAAGAAATCGAAGAGTTAGTAAAAGAGTCTCTTGACGAGACTATGTATGTTGAAGATGAAGATGAAGATTCATTGGATACTATGGGCATTGAAGGACCTATGATGGGTGATGAAATGCCTGATGATTCAGATTCTATGAATATGGGTGACATGGGATTAGAAGATGATGAGGATGATGAGGATGAACTAGAACCGTTAGATATGACGGGAGCATCTATGGAAGAAATTATGGCAGTACTTAACGGTATGGGCGATAATGACGGAGTTATCATTAAGAAAACTGGTGAAGATTTAGAGGTAGACAAAATTACTTTCCAAGACGACGAAATGTATGAAACATTAGGAGAGTCATATGATGACGCCGATGGTGATACTAATGAATCAGTTGACGAAGAAATTGTTTACGAAATTGAATTAGGTGAAGATGATAATGTTAATGAAGATGACTATTCAGTAACGGAATCTAGTATGATGGTTAAACCAAAAGGTTTGGGTATGGGAAAAGCTAAATCAGGATTACCTACAGGTAAAGTCAACATGAAAGGTTTTAAAGAAGATATGTCACAACATAAAGAAAGCTTTAAAGGTCCTAAGAAATTTGAATTTAAGGAAGGTGAAGATGCTGATGTTGAACCAAAAGAAACTGAAACAAAAGAAGCATCAAGAACCTACGGAAATGGAAGTAGAAATTTTCCAAAAAGAAAAGGTCTTCCAAAGATGAAGGTTATTACAAATTCCGCTTTACAAGAAGAAGTTGAAAACTTAAGAGCTAAGAATGAGGAATACAGAAAAGCATTAAATATTTTCAGAGAAAAATTAAATGAAGTTGCTGTTTTCAATTCTAACTTGGCTTACGCTACAAGATTGTTTACTGAACATACTACAACAAAATCAGAAAAAATAAATATCATGAGACGTTTTGACAACGTCGAAACAATCAAAGAATCTAAAAATCTTTATCAAACTATTAAAGATGAATTAGGTTCAGTTGGTAAACCAATGGTTAAAGAATCTATCGTTGAAAATATTGATAGAACACCAACTAAAGGTTCAACTAATTTGGTTGAAAGTAAGACATATGAAAATCCACAATTCTTAAGAATGAAGGACCTTATGTCAAAAATGAATAAATAAATAAAAATAAACTAAAAACAAACTAAATATTTTAAAAAATGGGAGCATTATTAGAATCAGGTCTTGTTGGTAACATCGGTCTTAAGCACCTTAAAGTTATCAAAGAAGATACTATTAACAAATGGGACAAATTAGGATTCTTGGAAGGTTTGAGAGGACACGTTAAAGAAAACATCGCTCAACTTTATGAAAACCAAGCATCTCACTTAATTAACGAAGCTGCTAGCACAGCATCAGACGGTTCTTTCGAAACGGTTGTATTTCCAATCGTAAGAAGAGTTTTCTCTAAATTGTTGGCTAACGACATCGTATCTGTACAAGCTATGAACTTACCTATCGGTAAATTGTTCTACTTCGTACCTAAAATTCAGGGTTATGACATGGGTCAAGACCCAACTGCAGGTGGTACACACTTTGCACCTTATGGAGCACCAGACGGACCAGCATCACCAAACACTGGTTATGGAGCAAACGATAAGAATTTGTATGACAGATTCTACGAAGGTAATGAAGCGGCTTTAGACCCACCAGGGTTATTTGACTATTCTAAAGGAACATTCAGTGCAAGAACAATTTCAGCAACAACAGTTGCTTGGAGTGGTTCAGAATTGATTGCATCGGCATATAGTCAATCTCAAGAATTCAGAAAAGTATTGATTGCTATGTCAGGATTTAACTACGGTGGTGAAGGTAAATTAATTGGTCCTAACGGTAACGAAATGGATACTGAAGAATTTTTATCAGGATTATCAATTAAAGTTGCAAACTACGCAGTTAGTAACGTTAACCAACCCATCTTCTCAGGTACAACTCAAGGTTCTTCATTAGGTACAGGACCATTGTTATTCAGAGTAGTAACTCAAAAATATGGTAAAGGTATCGTACAATATGGTACATCAACACAAACTGTATTCCCAACAACTGGTAATGGTGGTCAATATGATAACATTTGTTCACAAGATGGTGTTATTTACTTAGAAATTGACACTCAAGTCCCATGTTCAGTTGGTTCAAATTCATTAGACGGTTATTCAGGTTTTACAACCCAAGCATTCCCAGGTCAAGCTCAAGGTCAATTTACAGCGACATATAGAATCTATCAAAACTTAGAATTTGAAGATGAAATCGGTGAAGTTTCTTTTGATTTGGAATCAGTAACAGTTTCTGTAACTGAAAGAAAATTGAGAGCACAGTGGTCTCCTGAATTAGCACAAGACGTTGCGGCATTCCACAACATTGACGCTGAAGCTGAATTAACAGCTTTATTGTCTGAGCAAGTTGCGGCAGAAATTGATAGAGAAATCTTGAGAGATTTGAGAAAAGGCGCAGCATGGACTTTGAGATGGGATTACAACGGTTGGAAAAGAGGTACAACTGCAAATCCATTAACACAATACACTCAAAAAGATTGGAACCAAACATTGATTACAGCAATCAACCAACTTTCAGCTCAAATCCACAAATCAACATTGAGAGGTGGAGCTAACTGGATTGTTGTTTCTTCTGAAATCAGTGCAATCTTTGATGATTTGGAATACTTCCACGTATCAAACGCAGCTCCTGAGCAAGACCAATATAACATGGGTATTGAAAGAGTTGGAACTTTGGCTGGTAGATACCAAGTTTACAGAGACCCTTATTTCCCACCAAACACAGTATTGATTGGTCATAAAGGTAACTCATTGTTAGACACAGGTTATGTGTACGCACCATACGTACCATTACAATTGACTCCAACAATGTATAACCCATTCAACTTCACACCTATCAAGGGTATCATGACAAGATACGCTAAGAAGATGGTGAACAACCGTTTCTACGGTAAAATCACAGTTGATGGTGTTAGAACATTTGACTTAAGAGAATTGAGATAATCTTTTCTAAATGAAATAAAAAAGGGACGAGAAATTGTCCCTTTTTTTATGCCTCTTCTTTTTTATCGGGTGTACTTAAAACACGTAATGATTTTGAAATAATCTCAGATTCTTCTAATGTAAAACAACCTCGTTTATACGCTGATTTTACAGATTGTATTAAATAGAATAAAGATTGTTCTTTTTCTATAGAATTAATTATTTTTTCAAGTTCGTCATTTGAGTTATATTGTAAAAAATCAAATAGTTTTGTGTTGTTATTAATCATAGTAAGATATTTATATATAATAATCGTAAAAAAATGATGGATAATAAAGTAATAATTCAAGATATTCTTAATGAGTATAAAAAAGTTTTATTTGAGTCTAATACAAATATTACTGAAGACTTGGCTGTTTGGTTTGGAACAAAGAAAAAACCAAAAGGTTCTAAACAACCCGCAGGTCCTTGGGTTAATATATGTAGAAAAAAAGAAGGTGGTGGACACCCACCATGTGGAAGACCAGATGCTGACTCAAAGTCATATCCTAAATGTAGGGCCAAAGGTGTTGCTGCTGGTATGAGTGACGCTCAGAAAAGAGCCGCTTGTGCCAAGAAAAGAAAGGCGGAGAAAGCGGATACACAAACAGGTAAAGGACAAAAACCTGTTTACTCGTCTTACAAAACAACGAAAGAATCTGTTAATTATTTACCACCGATTACTTTATCAAAATTAGCTGGTAAAATTTTATACGAGATGAAAAAAAAAGGTGTCAACGAAAATTTGACCGTAATTAAAAATTTGTACAACAGAGTTCCATTCACCGAAAAAATGATTACAGAGCTTCATAAATCATTAAACAAAAATGTTTTAAATGAGTCAGAAACCGATGATGTAAATTATTTATTGCTCGGAGGTGACAAAACCAAACAATGGGTTAACACAATTCTATATTCATTAAAAAAGGGGTCTTAAAACCCCTTTTTTTTATTTTGTTATGAATATGCCCCTGAGGACCTTTTCTTTCCGTCTAATCCCTTTATACGACCTTGACAGACCTGTACTGCGTATCCATTAGCATACGCTGATGGATAAACATCAAATTTTGCTTTAGCGGCGGCTTTTCCACGTGCACATAATTTAGTTCCTGTTTTTTTTCTACCTTCTTCTAAATTATTTCTTTCCAACATTTGGTCCATAAACTCATCAGCATCTTTTGAAAGAGGTTCAAGTTCTTCCGCCTTTATTTTTAAATCTTCAATGTCTTTGATTGCTGCCAAATACGGAATCATTGATTTCTCAACATCTTTATCAATTGGTATAATACTACTAATTTTTTCAAGTATCTCTTCAATACTTAGTTTAACTAATAAGGGTCCTAAACCTTGTGCAATAAATCCTAATCCGGGAATACTTGTAATACCAACGATTGATTGTAATAAATCAATAAAATCAACTTCTAATTCGTCTTGAACATCAAGTAATTGTTTTAAAGTATCTGATTGGATGTCTTCGT